ATTAGTGGGCGGTATCTCTACCTTCTCTTCTTCAAACAAACTTAACTGCATCACAAACCTTCCTTCATAAATACCTTGACCCACTCAGCGCAGATACCACTACGTACAATGTCATCTATGCCAAACTCAACTACTGGTACATCAAGCATATGCTTCTTGGCTAGGTGTATGATCTTAGCTAGACCAGACGTACCCTTCAAGTCAGACTGCTGGATATCACCATTGAGTACAATCGTACTGCCTTCACCTACACGGGTCAACAGCATCTTGATCTCTGGTATGTCTATGTTCTGCGCCTCATCTACAATGATAAACGCATTGTCAAAGCTACGTCCACGCATGAGCGCTAGTGTAGCCACTTCGATGTTACCGTTCTTTACACCTGTATCAACAGCACCACGCCCTAGATGTTTTACCAATACGTCTAGCACAGGTAGTGCCCAAGGTTGTGCTTTCTCTTCAAGCGTACCTGGCAGGAACCCTATATCTTTACCCACAGCTACGTGAGGGCGGGTGATAACAATCTTGTCAATCTCTTTCAGAGTGTACAAGTCTGCTGCACAGGTGGCTGTAACGTAGGTCTTACCAGTACCAGCAGGACCAAGGATAAGCACCTGCTTGCTGTTAGCAATAGCACTGATTAACTTTCCTTGGTTTACTGTCTTTGGTACGATACCTGAGGTAGGCTTACTAGCTGCGCCCTTGTAGTTTGTCTTACGGCGAGTACGTGTAGGCTTCTCTAGGGGTTCGATGTTGTTCATTATGCATCCTTAGATACAGCTGTACACATGTGCACTATAGTGACCTTATCTTTAAGATCCTCAGGCAGGTATTGGTACGTTGCTGTCATTGCTTGAGCTGCTTCATAGACGCAGGCATCATAGGTGTTATACAGGTTGGGAGAGGCACGTACTGATGGTGTCTCCCCCGCCATGTATGCTATAAGCACAAGGACGTACATTATTCTGTCTCTTCAGGGTTAATCTTTTCCTGAATGTACTCGACTCCTTCTGTTACTTTAGGTTCTGCATAATCATATGCCTTACCTGCTACATCTGTAGTTACTTCCACGGCTGCTACAGCCAAGAAAAACATTACAAAAAACTCAACCATTTAGACGTTCCTTAGTTCGTTATAGCCACCGACATGGCGACCTTCATTATCCCAGATTTGAGGTACAGTAGTCATACCTGCTTGCTTTATCAATGTCAACAGCCACTTACTACTAAGTGTATCGACTGAGTAAGACATAAAACCTATACCTTCTTTTTGTAGTAAGGTCTTCGCCTTCGTACAGAACTCACACTGTTTAGTTCCTAGTACTACGTACATTAGTTCTCCTCTCTAGTTGCTCAATCAAATGTTCTTGTGCTTCTTGTGACATGATAGGCCACTGCCTTATCTCAGTCATGCTACGAAGACACCCTATGCAAAACCCATCCTCAATGAAACAGATCTTTACACAGGGTGACTCTACGTTTCCTACACTAGGTCTACGATTTCGCATGAGTCGCCGGAGCAAGCCATAGTCTGCATAGACACTGTGTTATCTTCGTTCTCATACTCATTGAGATCTTCCCAGTCAATACTGCTAGGCATCTTGGCAAGCATCTCTTCATACTCTTCCTTAGTGCAATCCTGATAAGGTGCCTGCTGGTAAGTATGATCTGAGTGTGGCAGAAATGACACACCTGACATCTCATCGAAGTGTTCAAACACAAATGCACCTACGGATAGCCACTCAGAGTCACGAACTGAGATAGTCACACTTGGCTTATGTTCGCACCAGTGACGCTGATAGGTAAGCCACAACTCAAGTTGCTCTACGGCTGTCATATCGTTACGTGTCACTGCCTGCTCAGGTGACTTCACTGGGAAGCTGAACACCACAGTAGAGTCAGGCTTCATAACGCAAGGCTCATTAGGAATACCTTGGTCAATCATGAACTGTGTCAGAGGATCTTTATTGTCGCCACGCACAGTGCGAATGTAANAGGGGCTGTGACGAGCATGAATACCAGAAGCAGAGTCAACCAACTGTGATACCGTACCGGAAGGTTTAACGCAGCTGATAGAAGCAGAAGCAGGGATGCCAAGCAACTCAGCCCACTCAGCGTTAGTAGCAACAGCGATAGAACGTAAATGCTCAAGGGTCTTATCCAATCCTTTGTTAGAGTTTGTCATGAGTGGGTTGTCCATGATGCCTGTCATAGACACACCAAGCAACCGCTCTTCTGCAGTGTTATTCTGCCATACCTTACGCAGGTAGGGGAACTTAATCATGGTAGACTGGATCGTACCCAAGATTGTAGCAAGCTTAACTTTACGCTCAAGATCCTCAATGCTATCCGTTGCACGTACTACGCACTCCGTTAGGTTGCAAAACTGATATGGGCGTAAAATTATTTCAGAACAAGGGTTTGTACCAAATTCATAGTTAGGATCACGCCGCCCAAACTTAGCTGCTTGCTTCTTGGATGCTTCACGATTGAAGATACCACGCTCACCAGACTTAGACTCAACCAGTGACAGCCACTCACGCATGAATGTTTCCATGTCTGGCTTCTCAGTGTATGATACAGAGTTGTTAGCCAAGGCACGATGCCCAGCAGTTTCCCACCACTGTCCTGACTTAGCGTGACGCATACGGTCATCACTCAGGTTAGACAATGAGATCATAGCTGAGCGGCGCACACCACCTACGACAACGATCTGACCAATGAAGCACATCAGGTCATGACATTCCATAGAGCTAAGCTTGCGTCCTTGTGCCGCCTTGAAGGTAGACACAGCAAAGTTAAATAGTTCTACGAGAGGCGCTGGGCCTGACGCTCTACCGCCAAATGTTTTTAGTCTTGCACCAGCAGGACGTACACGAGAGACATCCCACTTAGGAATCTCACCAGCCCACAGGAGTGCAAGAACTTGACGGAACCCCTTAGCCCAGCCTTCCTTACTGTCCTTAACGACAACGATAGACTCACTCTCGAACAACTCAGGCACCTCTGGGAGCTTGCTGATAAACTGGCGCTCGACACTGAACCCGACACCAGTACCGCAGAGGAGGATGTACATAGCCTCATCGAAGGACTTAGGGTCATCTACGGGTAGGTACGAACAGTTGTAGCCTGCAGTGTTATCACGATCAAGCGCTGGGCCTGCTGTCATCATAGCTCTCATAGATGGCATGATCTCTTGACCAAGGATGGCCTGCTCAATCTCATCAATGTAAGAGTTATCACCTGTCACACGGCGTACTACATTGTCCATGTAGCGGCCTACTGTGCGGCTCCATGATTCACGGCCTTCACCGTCAAAGTACTTAGCGTAACGTGACTTGTGAATAAATGATTGGTAGTCTGTTGGTAATTGATTGCTCATCGGTTGTCACCTGATCCTTTAATAACGCCACGCTTTGCACGGCTATTTAGTTTATCCATATTAACTTGCAGTACCTCTGTGAGGTCACTGTTGAAGTGGTTGGCTAGGGCTGTAGCATAGAACACAACGTCACCTAACTCCTTTACTATCTCTTCTGGTGAGATCTTATTGGAGTCACGCAGCATCTTCTTGATCTTCTCTGCTACCTCACCTGCTTCGCCTACTAAGCCTAGTGTATTCTCAACTAAGCGTGTGTCGCCTTCTGTGACGATCTTACCTTCTACCCANTANGAATANTCTTGAGNNTTNACATCCATCATATNCGCAAAGGCATCAATGTCTTCNTGTGTAATCATGTNCTCTCCCTAACATTTAAGTTCTCTATCTCCACGTCATCTACATCATATATAACATCTGTTATCAAGTCATAAATGTCTTGCTCGTGGTTCTCTTCGTATGATGATAGTATGTTGTTGTTATCATCTACCTTCGCAACAAAGGTAACGCTAAACTTCTTCATGCGTTACCCTCTGTCTTAGTCCAGCGGCCTAGTGTGTAGACGTTACCCTCTACCTCAACCGCTTTGTCTGCTTCTAGCTCTTCCTCTGCTTCAGCATACTGATCTGGAAACATGGCCTGTAGAATGTCTTGACGTAGTTCAGCGAAGTCTTCCCACGCATCAGGGTAAAGCTCTAAGAACTGCTGTGCTGCAGACATAGTGAGTGCCTCATCAAGTGCAGCCCTCATGCCATCCTCAGAACCAGCAGAGCCAAACACCATGCCTGTCTTGATGCTACCCGTCCATTCACCATCTTCAACAACAGGTGATAGCACAATGGCTACATCACCAGCTTTAATCTCGTAGGCCATTACGTTCTCCTTTTAACCTTGAGGCGTTGCTCTTTCATACGCTTACCCTTCTCTTTGAGCCACTCTTCTGGTATGACACGATGTGCCCACTTGAAGCCTTTCTGGTCACACCAATCGCAGTACCTACTCTTGGCACCCTTGTAAAGCTTTGAATTAGCATTATAAAACACAAAACGGATATCAAGTGTAGGATGCTGGCGCTGTATCTCTAAATGTTTACGCCTGTCTCCTGGAGAAAACAAGCCCTTCATCTCGATTATGATACCATTGTCTAGCTCAAAGTCGGGCGTATAGGTGCGATACTTTAGATCTTCCCATTCAATCTTTAGCTCTTCGTATGCTACTTTCTTCTGCCTGTCTTTGAGGTACGCAGCAGCCTCTACTTCAAGGCCACTGCGATACGCTCTAGCGTTATGCCTCCGGTTCGTCTGACGCATCATTACCTGCTTCTACGATCTGTGCTACCAGAGTGTTAGACAACCCCTGTAATGCGCTAAAAGTAACATCCAAGCGTTGCATCTCATCCTGAGCAATCATTACTTTATTGTACAAAGCAATTTGTTCCTCGTTGAAGTCTTCTGTGTTATACTCAACGTCATTGATAGACAGTTTAGGCATCTGTGTCTTCCTTTATGTAGATGTAATCGATCATAGGTGGGTTCTTAGCCTTAGAGCTAGGCGAAGGTACTGTCTGAAGGTCAGGCCAACACTTGTGTTTGAATGCGCAGAAGCCACACTCTACACCCAGCTTTAAGTTACCTGTCTTCTTACGGTAGAACGTCTCTTCGATAGGCTCAAAGCAACGCTCAAATGGTTTGTCTTCGTTGATGTAGTCCGTAAGATCTTCGATACCCTCAAGCACAGATGCTTTATCCACACCCTCTGCTGAGACATACTTAAACTCACCGTTAGCTTTGTTGACTACCCACCATCCACCAACACCCTTACCTGCGCCCTCTGCGTAGCCTACAAGCTGTGGGATGTATCCAAAGCTGTCACCTGTAGCTAACGCATCAAAGGATGCAAACTTGTTCTGGTATGACCACGGAGAGGCTGACTTAACATCGTCAATCTTACCGTCCAACTCCATGTCATACTCACCACGGATCTCTGTACCGTTAGGTAGCTTGAGAGTAACGTAGTCGTTATCCTTGAAGTCCACGTTAGCGGCCCTCATGATACCCTTGAACACAGCCTCAACAATATCACCAAGGATCATGTTCATCAGGAAGTGTGGTGGGAATGGTGTCTTACCTTCTGGGTCATTCTTCTCATACCATAGCTGACACTTAGGCTTACCAATGTTAGACATACGTAAGCGAAACTTGTCACGAGGCCCACTATCAAACTGCTTAAACAGAGCAGCCTTAACATCGGAGGCGACCTTATCAGCCACCTCCTCTGTCATAGTAGTCTCACCAGCCATAGCCTTCTGCAGGAATGCGAAGATTGCTAATTCTGCTGGATGGTTCATTAGTAAGGAGCCTCCGCTACATCAATGATAGAGCCTACAAGGTCTGCATCTTCTTTGCTCATGCTTGTATTGGAACGCTCATTGTGTAGATCTAAGACCTTACCATTGGAGTAGTGGATGTAATCCAAGAAGCCTGCCGCTGTATCCTGCATGTAGGTGTCATCAGCATCAGATGGAGTAACAATGTCACCCACTGCTGCAACTGTATAACCATATGTAGCACCCGTAGGGATGGACGCCTCTGCACCAGTAAGTGTGATCTTAGTCATGTGAGGCAGGCTGTTCTTACGAGCAATAGCCTTCTGTGAGTTGTCGATATTCTTTAGGCTATCACGGTTCTTTACGTCCATGACGAATGGAATATCTACATACTCACCGCTTACAGGTGAACCTGTTTCATCCACAGGGTTGTTAACAGTAAGCGTACCCATAAAGATCTTCACACGTTTAACAGTACGGATGATGTCCTTAGTGGACTCTGGTAGAGCATTGAAGTCCTCAATGTAACCAGATGGACGCCCAAGGTTGTAACCACCTACGCTGTCCTGCAGGTCGCTATTCACTGAGCGGCTCATGACTGACTTCTCCATCTCATTAGTAGAAGAGTTCCAGCGTTGCCACTGTAGTCGGTCTGTAATGATACGCACATCAATGCTCTCAGCGTAGAAGACATCATCACCCAGTGTGATCTTGTATGCACCTACTGGTACAACATCTGTCTTGATCTTCTTACCGCCAAGCTCAATCTCACCCTTGATAGCGGTGCTTAGTACGTTAACACGGGCCAACGCAGAGCGCTGCTGTGTCTCTTGTTTAGGAGCACCCATTAGTTCTGCCAATGGGTTTGACGATCCTGTTGTTGCTAGTTCTGTACTCATCTGTATATCCTTTATTACAGCGAAAAAGAGTCTTAGTTATACCGTCACACGTCCTGTACGTCAAGCCAATTCGGCCCGATTTTGGATTCTAATAGTAACGGAACATTCATCTGTACGTTATAGGCTTTCTCAATTAAGTCTGTCAAGCCCTCATTCATGTCTTCTATTATTTGTAGCACTGTCTCCTTCTCCTCTGGGTGAATGTCTATAACAGTTGAGTCATGAACAGTGTTCACTAAGCAAGAGCGTAGACCCTTCAACCTCTCCTCCAGTTCGATCAGCACAACAGGAACAACGTCACCAGTAGCAAAGCCCTGCACTGGATAGTTCTTAATCATAGTGAAGTGTGATACCCCGCCACGAGCGTTGCGCTTAACATCAGGGAAAGCATACTGTCGCCCTGATACGTTAGTAATCTTATTGAACCTTATAGCCTCGTCAGCCAAGTTCTTGTGCCATGCAGCTACACCCTTATACTTCTCATTGAAGTGGATGTAGTAGGCTTCCTCCGCCTTAGATCTGCCATACCCTGTAGCGCCAAAGAG